GCAACAAGAAGCGCCGTCTCCAGCGCCTCGGTGATCGCCGCCGCGTCGGCCGGTGTCGTCATGCCGGTCAGCACGGCCTGGCGGACGATCGCGGCCAGGACGCCGCACAGCTCGGCGCCGGGGCGGGGCTTGCGGTGGATCGCCACGTCGCTGCGCAGCAGCTGGTGGCCGTCGCCGCGGGCGAGGGTCAGGACAATCCTGGACGGCCGCACGGCATGCCGGCCGGGGTCCAGGCGCGGCCTGGGCGCCGGCGTGAACCGCAGGGGCTCGCGCACGGCGCGCAGGGGGTTGAGGGTGCCGACGCTGCACATCAGGCCGCGCTCACCAGCTCGGGCTCGAACGGCTCGACCACGAACTCCTCGCCGGCCGAGGCGATCGTCACGCCGGCGACGGTGGCGGCCACCTTTGGCTCGGCCAACATCGCCTCCTTGTTCACCTCCACCTTGGTTCGGAGGAACCGGGTGAGGCCGAGGCGCTGCAGGGCCTCGATCACGCCCTCCACGTTCCGCAGGCTCACCTTGGGCGGGAGGGCGCGCCATTTGACCTCGCCAGTAGCGAGGGCGGCGAACTTCACCTTGCCGTTCCGCGTCAGCTCGTTGCGGTTGGCCTCACACCAGCCCTGGACGCGCTCGCGCGCCTCCTCCAGCTCTTGGCCAAGCGGCTGCAGGGCCTTCTCGTGTTCGGCCTTCATGCGGGCCGCCTGGTCGCCGTAGTCCGCCTGACGGCGGGCGATCTGGCGCTGCAGGTCGCCCATGCGGGCGATCAGCTCCTCGGCCTCCTCGCGGGACTGGGCGGCCGGCTTGGCGATGGACTTGGTCTTGGCTCGAGCGGCCATTTCAGACTCCTTGCTGGGGGTTGGCGGCGCGGCCGCCTTCGATCACCGACAGGTGCCGGTGGCGGGTGAAGGTCACCGCGACGCGGCCGAGCAGGCCGAAGCCGGCCGGACAGGCGTCGCCCGTCTCCAGGTCGGTCAGCAGCTCGCGCAGGCGGCGGGTGAGGCTGAGGAACCGCTGCTCCCCTAGGGCGTCCGCGCCGTAGAGCCGGACCAGGTCCTTGAGGGTGGCGCGGGCGGCGTCGATCGTCCCGCCCGCGGCGCGGCGAAGATCCGGGTCGCCGCTCATGGCCTCGAGCCGGGCGGCGATCCGGGCGGTCAGGGAGGCGAACACGTCCGGGGCGAGTCCGTCGCCGTAGTAGCGACGGACCATGTTCCCCAGGATGCTCGTGGCCTTGGCTTGGCTGTCCATCGGCCCCGCCCTCACGCCACGTGCTCGTAGAGCTGGCCGTAGGCTTCGCGGATCTCGTCCACGGCCAGCGGCCCGCCCACCTGGTTGGCGTGAGACGCCAGCATCAGGGTCTTGGTCACGGCGCGGATCGCGCCGGGCTTCTTGGCGATCTCCTGCAGGAAGGCGACGGCCGCCGGGTCGGTGACCTTCCACGCCTCGGCGATCGTCACGACGTCGCCGCGGGTGGGCGCCTTCTGGACGTGCTTCATGCCCAGGCGCGAGTAGAGCTGCGAATACTTGCGCAGGTTCGCCAGGAGGTGCTCGTCCCCGACCAGGGCGATCCCGCAGCCGGTTTCGTCGTGGATCGACCGCAGCTCCTCCAGCGCTTGGTGGGAGAGGTGCTGGGCCTCGTCCAGGATCAGCAGCGAGCCCGGCCCGACGCGCGAGCGGATCTTGCCGGACAGGACCTGCGGCGTGCCTTTGGCGTCGCGGTCGCCCATGGCCGCCAGGAGGGCCAGCAGCATGGTGGGGACACCCCGCGACGACGGCGCCATGGTCGACCGCCAGACCTTCGGCCGCGTCGCCTGGTATTGCGTCAGGGCCGCCGTCTTGCCGATGCCGGGCGGGGTGGAGATCGCCACCATGTCGCCCAGCTGGCCCATGGTCAGGACCGTCAGGATCCTCCGGGCCGTTTCGGTCTGCTGGAAATTCGGCGCGGCCGGCAGGGAGCGGCTCAGCTCCTGCTGCTCCTCGTAGGCCACGAAGAACCGGTAGATGCGCGCGGCGACGGCCGCGGCGTCTCCCGGGTAGGAGCCGGTGGCCCAGGGCGAGAGCGTCCCGGCCGGGATGCCCATTTCGTCGCCCAGGGCGGTCCAGCTGCGGCTGCCCTTGTGGGTCAGCACCCGCTGTCTCAGCTGCTCGATATCGGCCTCTGAGAAGTCCTTTTTGCCCAGCTCAGCGTTCACGGTTACTCTCCTCGTTGCTCACTTGCGGGGCCGTCACGGCCGCCGCGGGTTACCGGGCGCGAGGGGCTCCACCCCCTCGCGCCCATCTCATTCGACCACCCGCAGGTGCGCGGGCCGGTCGGACGTCTCGGTCAGGAAGGTCCCGGCCAGGCGGTCGATCAGGCCGCCGGAGGGCGCCTCCTCGACCGCGGCCGCCGCGACGCCTGAGCGGCGCATGCGGACAGGGCGGACCACCTTGCTTTCGGGTTGCGGTTCCTCCGGCGCGTCGGCCGGCAGCAGCGCGGCGACCTGATCGGCGCTGAGCAGCGCGAGCGCGGCCTCGGCGGCCTTCGCGGCCTTGCGGTGGCGCCGCTCCAGCAGCGCGCGACGGGTGGCCGCCTCGGCGTCGGCGAACCCGGCGGCCTCGTAGATCGGCGCAGTCACCAGGAAGCGGCCGGCGGCGTCGTAGACGTGGACCTCGGTCTGGAGGGCGTCGGGGTCGAACCGGACCACCACGCTCTGTCCCGCGACGTCCGTCAGCTCCGGCGTCCAGTAGGTGTTCTCGTAGAGGCGGACGGCGCCGGTCCGCCGATCGGCGCGGACCTGGTCGGCGGCGAGCAGCGCCAGGCGGAGCTGTTCCGGCCCCGCCTTGCGGATCGCCGCGCGAGCGTAGGACTCGTTGAACACCTGGTCGAATGAGAACCGGCCGCGGGCGGCCTCGGTGCGGCGGCCCTCCTTGGCGTTGTGGGCGGCGATGCCCCGCTCCACCACGGCCACGAACGTCTCCAGGTCGACGGCGCGGGTGCCGTAGTCCTCGGGCTTCGCGTCAGGGCGGTTCCCGGTGTAGGCGCCGGCGAAGGCAGGATGCTTGGCGACAGCGTCGCAGAGATCGCGGAACGCCCGCTCGATGGGCTTGGACTGGCCGCGGTAGGGCAGCGTCCAGTGGATGCCGATGCCCAGGGCGGTGAGGATGCCGAGGGGCTCCTCCGGCCGCACCTTGAAGCGGAAGCGGCTCTTGGCGCCGCCGGAGATCCATTTGGAGGCGAAGGCCCGCCCGTTGTCCATGTAGGCGCGGTCCGGGATGCCGTAGCGGCGGAACACGTCGGCGAAGGCCAGGCGGGTGAGCACGGCCGATTCCGTCGCGCCGATGCGCCACCCGAGGATCTTGCGGCTGTAGACGTCCTGGATCGCCACCATGATCGGGCGGCCCACGGTGCCGTCCGGCCAGCGGACGAACACGTCCCACCGGTGGCCGTCGACGTTCACGCACTCCAGGGCGTGCAGCTCGGCCACGGAGCGCGTCTGAGGCGGCAGCATCGCCCTGAGCGCGTCCATGCCGTCGCGCTTCATGGTCACCACCCGCGGGTCTACGTCCGTGGCGATGCGCCGCTGGAAGGTCTTGAGGCTGGGCAGGGATCCCCAGCCGCTCACGGCCGCCGCGTCCTTGAGGCGGGCATAGGAGCTTGCCAGGGTAGGCTTCTGCGGGCGCAGCCAGTCGCTGAGGAAGTAGGCCCACGCCTCCGGGTGGATCTCGGCTTCGGCTCCGCCGCCCTTGCGGCGGGGCGCGAGGCGCGGGAGGCGGTCGTCAGCTCGGACGCCGTCGATGAGCGCGAGCCAGCTCCACAGGGTCGCCTGGCTGCAGCCGAACGACGCGGCGGCCTGGGCCACGGCGGCGGTCCGGGTGTAGCCCGCGTCCTCCAGCTGCTCGACGCGCTGGACTGCCTCCAGCCTCCGCGACGCCTCGGCCTTCACCTTGTCGGATTGGGCGTCGAACCAAAGCCAGAGCGTGTCGCGCACCGGCTCGGCGGCCTTCGGCGCGGGCTGCGCCTGCGGTGCGGCTGCAGAGCCGCCGTCCACCGCTTCGATCAGGCCGCGGGACACCAGGGCGGACTTGGCCGCGGGCGGCAGGACGCCCCAGTGGTATTCCATCCCGCCGCCGCGGCCGGCGCGGCGCCGCGCCAGCGGCTGGTCGCGGCCGTCGTGGCGCTCCGCCCAGCGCTGGAGCGACGCCAGCTCGTTCACCTTGCGCTTTGTGCCGGGCAGGCCGGGGAGCCTCAGCTCCGCCAGCTCCGCCGCCGTGAACCAAACCTTGCCCCCCCCGGTGGCGCTCATTTCGACGCGCCTCCGCGATCGAGGGGCTGGGCGCCGCGCTTCAGCATCCGGAGGCGTTCCTCCAGCTCGCGCTTTTGGCTCTCTAGGTGGCCGATCTCGGCCAGGTAGACCTCCTCGCCGACCAGGACGGCGCAGCCGATCTTGTTAAGGAGGGCGTTCAGGACGTCGTGGCGGTCCGTCGCCGCGATGAGGGCGAGGAATCGCGCCAGCGAGATGTTGTGGCTGTCGCGGGCCTCGCTGGCGTAGGCGTCCAGCATCAGCTTGGAGACGTCGTCGCCCAAGAGGCGGCTCACGGCGGCCGCGACGGTGTAACGGTCGCGCGGCTCATCCTTCAGGATCTGCGCGACGGCCGAGGCCGTCTGGCGCTCCAGGGCGGCCAGCGCGCCCTCGGATGAGGGCACGGGCGCTGGCGCAAAGCTGAACGCCAGCTGGTCGGCGGACAGGGCGGGTTTGCGCTTGGGCTTAGGCATTGTCGCCGCCCTCGCCCATGCGGATGGTGATGCCCTTCGGCAGGAGCGGCGCGAGGGCGACCAGCGCCGCTTTCTGCTCGCGGCGGCCCATGCGCGAGAAGGCGCCGATGAAGGCGTTGAGGCGCTTCTCCTCGGGAGTGGGCGCGGCCTTGGACTTACCGGCCAGCCGCGCGATCGCGTCGATCGCGGTGGCGGCCTTCCCCTCCTGGATCAGGTCGACGGCGCGTCGCTGCTGGTCGGCGGGGATCTTGGCCAGGGCGCGCAGCTGTCCGGCGTTCCGGCCGACCTCGGTGGTCCGGAGGCGGTTCACCACGTCCGGGGCGAGGCCCTTGTGCAGCAACAGGTCCCGGTAGATCGTCTCGCGAGAGAGGCTCAGTCGGGCGGCGACGGCGTCGGCAAAGCCGTATGCGCGTTGCACGATGCCACTCGCATCGTCCGCCTCGGCCTTCAGCTGTTGGTCCCACCGGGCAGCGGCGGCGATCTTCTGCGGCGAGGCGTCCGCCGCCACGCCGGCGCGGGCGCGCTGCAGGGCCACCAGCTCAGCGATGAACGCCGCGCGGTCGAGCGGGTCCAGGTCCTTGCGCCAGAGGTTCTCCGAAACCTCCGCCTCACGACGGTCAGCGGCCCCGCCGGTGCGGATGATCGCCTTGACCGTCGCCCAGCCGTTCAGCCTGCAGGCTTCCACACGATGGCCACCCGGGCCGAGGCGGAAGCGGTTTGAACCGGGCACCGGGTAGAGATCGACGGGCGTCTTTTGCCCGCCCTCGCTCGCCATGATGGCGGCCAGTGCGGCGGCCCACTCGGTGTCGATCGGACGGAGCCGGTCGGAGGTGTCGATCAGGTCCAGCGGGACCAGGACCACCTCCTCGGTGACCTGGAACGCGGGTTCCGGAGCGGAGACGGCGACCATGTCTAGCGCGCCCCCGCAATTAGACGGTGCGCGTCGTCACGTTCGTGATTATGTTCATCACGAACGTGACGGATCGGCAGCCCCTCGCTGTCGTATCGGTCCGGCCACAGCTCATGGAGGGGGACGCCAAGGAAGCGTGAAATCACCCGATCGGCCTGGGGTTGCGGGCGCCGCAGCGCGGCGCGGCACGCGCTCTCGTCCAGACCGTTGTCCAGGGCGAGCTTGGTCAGCGTCGTTCCGTTCATGCGGACGCGGGCCTTGATCTCCTCGGCATGCCAGCCGGTCTTCTTGGGCTGGCGGCGCCTGGGCTTCGATACGGGTGTGGTGGCGGTCATCGCGCTTGTGGTCGTTTCATCACGTTCGTGATGATAGGTCACACACGTGATGAACAGTCAAGCGCGCGTGCGCCTGAAATCATGGTCGATCACGTTCCCCTTGCCGAATTCGATTACGCCGGCTTTTCCCAGCGGCTGAAGGAGGCGATCTTTCCTGAGAAGATCACGGCCTTCGCCGAGCGCGTCGGCGTGCCGCAGGCGACGGTGTCAAAGTATCTGAAGGGCGACGGCACGGCCCCCCGGCTCGATATCGTCGCGCAGCTGGCGCGCGGGGCCACAGTGACGCTGGACTGGCTCGCCTACGGGGTGGGCGACGGCCCCGACGCCAGCGCCGGCTTCGTGAAGGTGCCGCGATATGACGCGACCCTGGCCGCCGGCGCGGGATCCTGGAACGAGGGCAAGCGCCAGCTCGATTTCATCCCGTTTACGGCCGAGTTCTTCCGCAAGCGGCTCAACCGCTCCTCCGGCGCAGGATTCGCCGTCCTGGAGAACAAGGGTGACTCGATGGAGCCGACCATCTCCGATGGCGCCTTGTTGCTGATCGATGAGAACGACCGCCGCCTGATAGACGGGATCTTCGGTTTCGTCCTGGACGGGGAGGCCCGGCTGAAGCGGTTCCGCCGGACCATGGCGGGCGTGATGATCGTGTCGGACAACCCGGCCTACCCTCCGGAGGAGGTAACCGGGTCGCGCATGGACGATATCCACATCATCGGGAGGCTGAGGTGGTTCGGGCAAGAGGTGCGATAGCGGCGCTCCTGGTGGGCCTGGCCCTCGCGGGCTGCGGCGTCGCCGATCCGGCCGCCGACCAGGCGGCCACCACCGCCAGGGTGGAGGCCGAGGCGGCCGCCGCGCCGGCGGACCCTGCGGTGACGGACGGGCGGGTGTCCTGGGCGCTCACCGAGGAACAGGCAGTTGAGCGCATGGCCGCCGCCGATGCCGACCTGGTCGACGCGAAGTGGGAGGAACCCTGGCCCGACAACAAGGGCGGGTTTTGCCGCCGCGGCCAGCTCGAGGCCCGCTCCTACATGCTCTGCACTACCGGCGAGGGGAACGTCCGCCTGATCGCCTATCAGGACAACGACGCCAGCGCGCTCGATCGAGTCGGCGCCGGCCGCCAGGCGCGGGCGCTCGCCGCGATCGCTGAGGGCGACCTGCAGCGCGACGACTGGACCCGGATCGACCGCAACCTACAGGCCGCTCTGGAGAAGGTCGGCCCGGTTCCGGTCAAGGTCGCGCTCGGGCTCAAGATGCTCGAAGTCGAATCCCCGGCGCCCAGCACATTCACCCTGACGGTGACGGCCGGC